ACGGAGATGGTTCGGCTTCGTTATGCTAACTATCCTAAGGACTATTTTATGGGTATGTCACCATCTTCTCAATATGGTTCGGTAGCTGTTTTGCCTGGTACATTATCTCCTAGTGACAATCCGTCTCGTGTTTATGCTTTTACTTCCGAAACTGGTTCTGTTGGCTCTATTTTGAATTCTCCCTCTTCTACTGCCGTTGTTACTAATAATACTTCTACCTCTACTCGTTATGCTACCCTTAACTCTGACCTTTCCGCTCTTTCAATTCGTGCAACTGAGTACTTGCAGCGCTGGAAAGAAGTAGTACAATTTAGTAGTAAGGACTATTCAGACCAGATGGCTGCCCAGTTTGGCATTAAAGCTCCCGAGTATATGGGCAACCATGCACATTATATTGGAGGTTGGTCTAGTGTAATCAATATTAATGAGGTAGTTAATACCAATCTTGATACTGATTCTTCGCAGGCTTCTATTGCCGGTAAAGGAGTTTCAAGTAGTTCTGGATATACTCTTACTTACGATTGTGGCGCTGAGCATCAGATTATTATGTGTGTATATCATGCTGTACCTATGTTGGATTGGAATTTGACAGGCCAAGCTCCTCAGTTGACTGTGACTGCTATCTCTGATTTCCCCCAACCTGCGTTTGACCAGCTTGGTCTGCAGTCTGTTCCTGCTCTTAATCTTCATAATAATCCAGGTCGAAAAGTTTCTGGTTCTCTTGGTTATAATCTCCGCTATTGGCAGTGGAAATCTAATATTGATACCGTTCATACTGGATTCCGTGCTGGTGCTGCTTATCAGTCATGGGTTGCTCCTCTTGATGGCTGGCAGGTATTGACTTCTTCTGGTGCTTGGTCTTATCAGTCTATGAAGGTTCGCCCTCAACAATTGAATTCTATTTTTGTTCCTCAGATTGATTCTGTTAATTGTTCTGTTGCATTTGACCAGTTGTTGTGTAATGTTAATTTTCAGGTATATGCTGTTCAGAATTTGGATAGAAGTGGTTTACCTTATTAATTATGTGTCGTTATGAGAAGTTTTGCTTATAAAAATTCCGATTATATTAAAAATGAGATTATCCCCGAATTGGTTGAGGGTAATCCGTGTTATCAACAGTCTGTATATGATTCAGTCATGTATGATGAATCTCCTGACGGTGATTTAATTCAAGCTGATATGACGCAGATTCTCCTTAATCAGGAAAAATATTGTCGTTTGCTTGGTGATATGAACGTTCAGTCTATCCTTTCCCAGATGCATCCTACTCAATCTACTATTATGGATGGTATGACTGATGAGGAACGATTTAATTGTGTCGTTTCACGACATTGCCAGACTATGTCTGAAAGGCAAGTTGTTTTACGGCAATTAGCTAGTGAGAAATCTGAGCTGTCGGCTTATGCCGAAGCTATGTTGGCAGAGACTAAGGCAGCGCCGTCTACGGATCCCGCCCCTGCCTCTGAATCATAATGGGCCTTTTTGACGCTATTGCTTCTTCAGCTGCTAGCCTTACCGACAATGTTGTCGGTATGGTTAATCAGAATCATCAGAATAAGGTTAACCTTCGTATGATGCGTGAACAAAACGCATTTAATGCTGAACAGGCTCAAATTCAACGTGATTGGCAGCAGCAAATGTGGGGAATGAATAATGCTTATAATTCCCCTGATGCTATGATTTCTCGCGGTCTGAATCCATTTGTCCAAGGTTCTGCTGCTATGGCTGGTTCTAGGTCTCCTGCTTCAGGCGGATCTGCTGCTACTGCCGCTCCTGTTCCTAGTATGCAGGCTTATAAGCCTAATTTTTCTAGCGTGTTCCAGTCTCTTGCTTCTCTTGCTCAGGTTAAGGCTTCTGAGGCTTCTGCTGGTGAATCAGGTTCTCGTGCTCGTCAGACTGATACGGTAACTCCTCTGTTGTCAGACTATTATGGAGGCCTTACTAACTGGAAGAATTTGGCTATCGGTTCTTCTGGCTATTGGAATAAGGAAACAGGCCGTATATCTGCTGCTCTAGACCAGTCTATTGAATCTCAAAACCTGAAGAACGCCCAGTTCGCTGAACGTATTTCTGCTGCACAGGAGACTCAGATTTTGCTTAATTCTGAGGCACAGCGTGTTATGAATAAATATTTGGATCAGAACCAACAGGCTGATTTGTTTCTTAAGGCGCAAACGCTAGTTAATCTTCAAATCCAAGGTGTTCTTACGGAAAAACAGGTTCAGACTGAAATCCAGCGTGCTCTTCTTATTTCTGCTGAAACTTCTGGTCAACGAATTGAAAATTTTGTAGCTTTTGGAACTGCCGGCTCTTTAGTTAAGGCTGCCAATGCTTCCTATGAATTACAGTATCGTGATAGTACGTATGATTATAAGAATACCAAACTTCGTAAACACACGGAATATAAAACTGCTATGGCAAATCAGAAGGCTGCTGAATATGGTGCTGAACTGGCTCGTAAACAAGGTCGTACCCATTATTGGGACTCTGTATCACGCGGTCTTGGTTCTATTGCTTCCGGTTCTGGTAATGTAGTTGGAGCTGGTATTCGTCTAGGCTTTGGCAGTAGGTGATAACATACTTCAGGACTAGAAGCCTATCACGGCGTTTGAGTGATATACACCCGCCGCCCGCGTAGGGCCTGATCGAAATATGGAGCGGAGCGACTTCCTTAGAGAAGCGTTCCGCTTCGGTATTTTAGCACGAAGGTGCGCAAAGGCAAGACAGTTCCTGCCTTGCCGTGCCTATACACCCCTGTATACATCCACTTGTTAATAATTAAGCGAAGCCCCTAGTTGTGTGCGAAGCAAATTCGAGTTATCCTCTCGAATTCTCTCCTCCCTTGTCTATAAACGCACAACTCACACTCTATGATACAATCTGAAAAAAATAGCTTTTTCTTTGGACTTATGAAAATATTCCGTATATTTGCCTCCAGTTAGAAGTTACAACTATTATTAACATTTTAAAATTATTACAATTATGCAGAAATTTATTATTTCAGTTAAAGAAAAAACCACTGGTCGTGATGTTATCTCGCCTTATATCGTCAATTCTCTCGATGGTCTTGGAAATTATTCTGAGCGAATTTCTCCGTTGGGTCTTATTGTTATTGTGGATTCGATTAAAGAAGAAAATGATTTTGTTGAATTTGAAAATCAAAAAAGCAATGAAAAGTAGTAATATTTGGAAAATTGTGATTGGCGCTGTTTCTGCTGCTCTTGGTTACATACTTAATGCTATTGGACTATGAATTATACTCTTATGCATTTTCTCGAATACTTGTTGTACTCTAATGTCCATTTTTCGGTAACTAGCGCTAGACGTACTCCTGAACAGAATAAAGCTTGCAATGGTGCTCCGAATTCTCAGCACCTTGTAGGTGAAGCTGTTGATATTAAGCCTTATGGCTCTACTACGTTTAATAATCTGCTTGAAAAGATTCATTTTTTCTCTGATAATGTTTCGCCATTTGATCAGCTTATTATATATCCGACATTTATTCATATTTCGTTTTGCTCGCGTAATCGTCGGCAGGTAATAGATAAACGTTAATATTTAACTTGAATATTTATGAAATTTTCTCCTGATTTGCTTAAGGGTACTGATCATTGTCAGTATCGTTCGTTTATTACGAACAAATACACCGGTGCACGCATTGCTGTAGATTGTGGTCAATGTGATTATTGTATCCATAAGAAGGCTAAAAAGGCGTCCATGCGCGTGAAGACCGCTGGAAGTGCTTTTAAGTATTCCTATTTTGTAACTTTGACTTATGACAATGACCATATTCCTCTTATGAATTGCAGTGTTCTTCACAGTGAATATGAGGATGTCGTAGGCATTTCAGGAGATATTCATTTTGGCAATGAACATCATCAGTATATTCCTGTTTCTGAATATAAATGTGATGATAACTCCATGTTGCGTCATATATTCTTCGAACAGGTTCAGGGCACTGTGCCGTTTGACCGTGAAATTAAGGAATATGTTCCTGTTAAGGATAATTGGTTTCTTAGTATGGATGCTATTCGTAGTTTTATCAATAAGACGCAAGCCGTTGACAAAACGGATTATCCCGCTTCTAAACAATACGGTCGTGATAACCTTATTCCCTTTTTAAACTATGTTGATGTTCAGAATTATATTAAAAGATTACGTAAATATTTATATACTCAATTAGGCTCTTATGAAACGTTACATTTCTACGCTGTCGGTGAGTACGGCCCTGTCCATTTCCGTCCGCATTATCATATCTTATTATTCACAAACTCGGAAGAAGTCTCAAAGGTATTACGATGCTGTCACGATAAGAGTTGGAAACTCGGTCGTTCAGATTTCCAGATTGCCCGAGGTGGAGCTGGTTCGTACGTTGCGAGTTACGTTAACAGCTTGTGCGCTTCTCCCTTGTTATATCGCTCATGCCGCGCGTTTAAACCCAGATCACGAGCGTCTCTCGGATTCTTTGAGAAGGGTTGCGATTTCGTTGAAGACGAAGACCCTTATGCGCAAATTGAGCAAAAAATCGATTCTGTTGTTAACGGAAGAGTCTACAATTTCAATGGCGTCAGTGTTCGGTCAACTCCACCCATGTCGTATATCCGTACCTTATTGCCCCGATTCTCGTCTGCTCGCAATGACGATAGTACTACGATTGCTCGAATTCTTTGCGCTGTGCATTCAACGCCAAAGAGAATTGCAAGGTTCGGATTCATCGATTATAAACAGGACTCAGTTTTGAGCCTTGTCCGTACTTATTATCAATATCTTAAGGTTAATTCTATTCTTACTGATGATGACAAGATTATATTACATGCTTCTCGGTGCCTTACTAGGTTCTGTAACAGTTCTAGCGATGTCGATATTGAATCTTTTATTAATAAGTTATATCGGTTGTTTTTATATGTCTTTAAATTCTTCCGTAACTGGCATTTGCCTGACTTCGGTTCTGATATTAGTGCTTACTCCGGTCGTATTAATTTTATCATTAAAACAGGCATAGAATATGAGAAGAAAAAGGATTATGAAAGTTTACGAGATGCATTCGAATTACGTTCCGCTAACCCGAACATATCAGATTGTATGTTTGCGTTGCCTCAGAACGGGCAGGAGATTGATGTCTTTCAGAACGTTTCAAGTGAAACGCTCCAACTTCTTGAACAACTCCGGCACCGTAGTGCAACATTCTGTCGTGATATGATTAAGCATAAGCGGCTTAATGATGCTAATGGTATTTTTAACCGTATGGTTTAATTTAAATATTAATTAATTATGAGTGATTTCAACCCTTTAGACCGAGCTAAAATTCCTACCCATCGGTCCTCTTTCGATTTAAGTTCGAAAAAATTATTTACAGCTAAGGTTGGTGAGATCCTTCCTTGCTATTGGCAGATTGCTATCCCTGGTACTAAGTACCGAATCTCTTCGGATTGGTTTACCCGCACTGTTCCTGTTAATACCGCTGCTTATACTCGTATTAAGGAGTATTATGACTTCTATGCTGTACCGTTACGTCTGATTTCTCGTGCTCTCCCGCAGGCATTCACTCAGATGACGGATTATGCAACTAGTGCTGGTAGTCCTACTGAAAATACACCTATGCTTACTTCTGTGCCTAATGTTTCGCAACAAACTTTGAGTTATTTCTTCCAGACGGCTAATGCTGGTGACAAGCCTAATACTCGTGATGACGCTGGCCTTCCTATCGTTTATGGTTCTTGTAAATTGCTTGATATGCTTGGTTATGGTTCTATAATTGCATCTGATAACACTGGCAAGGCTGCTATTACTAAAAAGTATTTAGGTGTTGATACCCTTGGTGATGCTGATAACCCTCTGGTTTTTCAAATTTCGCAGACTGTTAATGCTCTCCCGTTTCTTGCTTATCAGAAAATCTATTATGATTTCTTTAGTAATTCTCAATGGGAAAAACACAAGGCCTATTCCTATAATGTGGACTATTGGTCTGGTTCTGGCCAAATTACGTTAGTTGCGGAGATGGTTCGGCTTCGTTATGCTAACTATCCTAAGGACTATTTTATGGGTATGTCACCATCTTCTCAATATGGTTCG